TTGAAAAGAAATTTTCAAGTCTTCGCTGATCGTAAAACTTTCCCTCTTCTCATCGAAGTTCAGGTAACGCCTGACACCCTCTTTGTTACGAAACTGTTTTCTTTCTCTCTCTTGATCCAGCTTTTCTCAAATCCTGTAACCAATCAGGTTATCTTTGTGGTGTATTGAAGAACCACTATTGGAGTGTAGGATAGCGCCTACCATTTGAATGTCAGGACAGCGCCTGATTTTATTTTGACATGTCTGTTACTCTTTCCCCTCCAGGGGATTGTTTTACTTTTAATCATGTTAAATATAATAATAGTCTAAATAAGTATTTATTTTATAATAATAATTTAGATATCGTCCTTGACGATTTTGATTTTTATTTTAACTTTTATGCAAAAAAATATAATGTTTTGTCTTCTTTCTTTTCTGACAGAGTTTTGTCGGCTTTATATACGCCGATGTCTGTCAGCGAGGCTGCCTCCCTCGCTTTGGAGGATTTCTGTGAGCTTGCTCTTGACAAGCTCAAAATAAATCCCTTCCATCAGCTATGGGAGGAGACTTTGGCCAACTGGCCAGTTTATCCAGGAACATCCCTCCTGGACTTCTTCCGGACTCAATATGAGATCCGAAGAGAGGTTGCTGAGGCCTCTGCTGAAGCCCTTCGTCTGAAGAAGGCCACGCGCGCTGATGCGTTTGCTGATGAGGTGAAATTCCTCATCAAAAATGGTGTACTTCCACACCTTGCGGGAGATTTTGCCCGCAAAATCTGGTCTACTGGAAAGGACCAGAAGAAGACAAGGACTGCCTTCCTTGTTAAAATCAAAAAGGCAAATCAGCTCAAGCAGCAGTGGAATTCCGCAAGGAGTCTTGCAGCTGCTAGAGCTGAGGTCCTGAGGGAGTTTGAACCCTCTCCCCAACAAATCCAAAAGGCTATTGAAGCCCAACTTTTTGCTGAAAAGCTTGGGCGAAAATATGCCACTCTTACCGCTCGGGTGCGAGCGAAGCGGGCCGCTGCCCGAGAGCTGCGTGAAAAACAGCTCTATCAGGAGACTGTTGATCTCCTGAATGCATCCCTGCTGCCACCCATGGAAAAGGTGGAAATTGAAAGGAAGTACCGCAAGGTGCGTCCTACTGGGGCCAATGTTGTCCATCAAGTGGTTGCTAATCCACTTGGTTCTCTCTGCCCATACATGGGTTTGGGAGCAAAGACCGCTGATGTGCGGTGCCAAGCCACTTTGATGGCTGGCAAAATTCACGCCCAATACCCCCGCCTGGCTACCGCTATATATGCTTGGGTTATTGGACCTGCTGCCCATTTTGAGTGTATTACTCCTGTGCGAAACTTTGTCAAAGGTTTGACCTTCATGGTTGACTTTTTTCCTGAGGAGGCACTCATTCATGAGCTGAATGAGATAACCACTGAAGCTGTCTGTATTGGAGCTTCTATGGTTCTTGATGAAGAACGGGCTAAGCTTGAAGCCCATGCTCAGAGTGCCAACTGTCGTGCCAATGTTTTTATGAAGGCAATGGCTGGCGTTAAGAATATGGCAAAATGTGCTTACACTGGTTTTAAAACCGGTTGTGAAGAGGCCGGTAGGTCTCTTGCTGAAGGCATCTGCTCAGTAATGATGCGGAGTTTTCGTGAGTGCATTGCGCAGATCAAAACTGAGCTGGGCTGTGCTATTGAGATGGTTGAGGTTATGATTAAGAAAGTTAAGGACTGGTTCTATTCCATGTTGGAAAAACTCCAATGTGGGCTTGAAACCCTTGGTTCTTACGCCATGTATGCCTTGGCCATCCTATTAGGATGTGGTTTGACCTCACTGCTTGAACGTTGTATAGGCGGACAAGGAATCCTGACAAAATTGTTTATCACAGGAGTCCTTGCTGCCATTGGTTTGCAGGCCGCAGGAGGTTTTGATAACCTGCAGAGGGAGATGGTACAACTTTGTACCGCTCTTGCCGCAGGAATTTTTGATATCCAGCATGCAGGAAATGGAAAATACAAACCTAGTTGGGATATCACTGCTGAACATGCCCGAGAGGATGCACGTGATTCAAACGTGCGTTCCATTCCCATCATCTCTGGTGTTATTGAAGCACTAGCGCAGTTTGGTACTGGGCTTTGTTCCATGCAATCTGCCACTCTCATTGAGATTGGGAAGATCGGGGCAGCATGTCATTCCATGCGAATGGGCAAGGAAGCCTTGAAAGAGTTTTGCGCCACTTTAATGTATTATCTTGGGCGCATCGCTGACAAGGTGACTGGAAGAGAGACAATTTTCTTTGATGAGTTGTCTACTCTTGTGCATGTTGATGTTCGTGGTTGGATTAAGCGCGCTCAAAGTTGTATGCGTGAATCCTTCCACACTGAGATTGGGAACCAGTTTTTCCGGGATATGGTTGCCCAACTAGTCGATGAGGGCCAAAAGCTCCAAATTGGAGTGAATGGCATCCCAAGGAAAATTTCGGCCGATTATAGTCAACTTATTGGTCAGATTATGAAAGATCTTGTGGAGCTCCACAAGAGGACTATTCGTGCTGGAATATCTGAAGGCAGACGCTGTGAGCCAGTTTGGATTTATCTTTTTGGACAGCGTCATTGTGGTAAGTCGAACTTCATGTCAACCCTTGACAATGCTCTTGCCAAGCATTTCAACTTGCCCAACACAACCGCATATCGTAATTGCAAAGATGCTTTTTATTCGGGGTATAGCGGTCAGACTTTCTTCCATATGGATGATTTATCATCTGTTAAACTTGAACCACCATTGGAAGCAGAGTTAATCAATCTTGTCTCATGCCAAGAGGTACCATTGAATATGGCAGATCTTGCGGACAAGCCAATCTATTTCAGGAGTCCCTTTATCATTTCTTCAAGTAATTTTGAGGATGTTCCTGCTGGATGTGGCGTTCGCGATATTGAAGCCTATCGTGCCCGCAAGGCATGCTTGGTAGAGATGAGACGCAAACCGGGTGTTATCTATGACCCGGAAAATCCACTTCTTGCTTCTCAGGCAAGATTTAAGGATCCCATGTACCAGACCTTGATTAATGGTCAGACTGAAGAAACTTCCTGGATGGAAATGGATGATGTTGTAACTGAAATTATTAACATTTCGGCGCGACACAGATCCGCCCAGGAGAAGTTACAAGCGCGGTATATGCGTGAGAAGGCACTCCTAGATCCCCTAGCACTTGCATCTGAAAGCTTTCTTGTAAAGGAAGCACAAAAGGTGTTTCTGGATTTTGATGGGGTGGAATTGGAGAAAGCTGGTGTGCCCAGACCTGAGGGTGGTCATGGCTTGTATGTTGATGGGGTCTTATATCTTGTGAATGCTTCATTCGAATTTGATGAGATTCCCATTAAAGATGGGGGCTACCAGCGGTTGTGGGATAGCAGGATGAGGAAGAAGTTCCTACCTGCCATTCAACGTGATGAGCACTTGAATACAAAATCCATGGTTGTTACCGGATTTTTGCGTTCCTTGGTCAATGGAGAGTGTGCAGTTTTGTCAAAGGACACTCTAACGGCCAGTGCTACAACAGCCCAGCTTTCAATCTTTAAGGCCTTGCGATTGGAAGAGCGGGTTTATTTGCGGACCCTCCAGCATCAACTGGATCTGTATTCCCAGGATATCCCAGAGAATCCCTATTGCAATTCTGCATGGGTAAAAGTTCTGGGTGCTATTGGTGCTGGGCGTGATTATTTGGTCCAGAATGGCTGTGGAATCCTGATGATTGCGGCTGCCCTTATCCTTATCTTAGTTTCTGGATGGGGATTCTGGAAACTGTTTGTTGGGCTTTTTAGTGGTACCATGTCTCTTGGTGCTGCAATTACTGGGATGTCTGCTGTGGATATCAAAGCCCAACAGAGTTCCGCAAGCCAGGAAAAAGGTTATCGGGCTCGAAACATCCCGATTCATCACAGATATGCTTATGCTCGCTCTCAAGCAGGTGATGGTCTCCTCCCAGCTGCACGTCTCTGTGTGGCAATTTATCAACCTGGAGGAGGATTTGTTTCCGCAATGCAATACAAGAATAAATCTGTGCGTATGACGAGGCACCAAGCATTGCGTTTTAAAGAAGGTGAGCAACTCACTGTTATTTTTGCCAGCACTGGTGAATCACAACTGATTCGCTGGCATAAGTATCATATGAGAGAGGAGCACGGGTCCGAGATAGTTACTTGGCTCGCTCCTAGCCTTCCTGCCCTTTCCCCTGATCTAAAAGACTTATTTTTAGAGGATAAGGAGGTGGATTTGCCAAACCACTTTAAAACAATTGGCTATGTTTTGAGAGTTGACAGCACTGCATTTCACTATGATACTTTGGATACTTATGGTGCTGTCGACAAAACACCCCTACCGTTGAAGGGGGTTGTGGGCAATGAATTATACCTACATGAAATTCCAGAGAAGATTGTCTTCCACTATGAATCTCGCAATGATGATTGTGGAATGATAATGCTTTGCCAAATACGCGGTAAAATGCGTGTTGTAGGTATGCTTGTTGCTGGAAAGGATAAGACCAGCTGGGCTGACATTATGCCACCAAATTCCTTAGCTGAACTCAAGAGCCAAATTGATTATATTCCTGAGTTCGGAGAGGCATGTGATGGCTACTTCAAAGCTGGTTATGTCCATAAGAGTGAGGCTCCAACCCTCCCAAAGAAAACCAATATGGTGCCGGTGCCTGAAAGTCTGCGTGTGCCCTGCGATGTTCCTGTTAAGGAACCTGCAGTGCTCACCAAGGATGATCCCCGGTGTCCCATTGGCGTTGATCCCCCAAGAGCTGCGCTCAAAAAGAAGTTTACGCAGCCAATGATGGAGTTGGAACAAGAAATCCTCGATGAGGTTGCCACGGACATTCTAGAGACGTGGTATGATTGTGAGGACCATGTCCTCTCAGATATTTCCTTGAGTGTTGCCATCAATGGAATCCCTGCCGATAGTGAGGAAGCTGAATTAGAAAATTTTGTTATGAAAACCTCACCTGGCTACCCCTACTTTAAGAATAATCGTGCTGAAAAGCTGAAAGGGAAACATGCTTACTTCGAAGAAGCTGAGGATGGTTCTTTGCAACTTAAGAAAGGGGGTATGGCAGCCGAACTCCACGAAAACCTGGTGGAATTCACGAAGAATGAAGTTCCGGAATTGGTAGTCATTGAATGTACTAAAGATGAATTACTTCCAGAACGGAAAATCAAGGTTGGCGCTTGCAGACTCTTTGAGATAATGCCCCTGCATTATAATCTTTTCTTGCGCCAGAAAACCTGTGCCTTTACGCAATTCTTACAGCATAATAGGCACAGGCTACCTTGCCAGGTTGGGACGAATCCCTATTCTCGTGAATGGGGTCACATGCTAAATCGTCTCATGAGGCCAAAAACCAATGAAGCCATCAACTGTGACTACAGTGGTTTTGATGGGCTTCTGAACCCCCAACTTATAGAGTGCATTGCTAGAATGATTAATCGATTATATGCACTCTCGGGGGAATCCGACGTCCAGCAAGCCCAACGCTACAACATGTTGATGGCCCTTGTTGGTAGATATGCATTTGTTGGGCAACAAGTGTATAAGGTCAATTGTGGTTTGCCCTCTGGATTTGCCTTGACGGTTGTGGTAAATTCAGTGTTTAATGAGATCTTGATCCGTTATGCTTACAAGAAGCTTGCCCCTGCGCCTGAACGAAATAGATTTGGGAGTACTGTCTGCTTATTGGTATATGGAGATGATAATCTCATTTCTGTGTCACCGTCCATTGCCTCCTGGTTTACTGGTGAGGCCATCCGTATCACTCTTGCTGAAAAGAAGGTTAAGATTACTGATGGGAGTGACAAGGATGCGCCCACCATAGAGGCAAAATCATTTTGGGAGCTTGATTTCTTGAAACGCAAGTTTTTGAAACTTGATAATGGTATTGTCCAGGCCCCACTTGATCGGTCAGCTATTTTTTCCTCCCTATATTGGCTGACCCCCGACAAATCCAAATTCCATGAATCACAGAAGCCCTCTGATTTTCAGGGTGAAGTAGATGTCATTGAGGAACTTCTCCTCAATGTGAATGTAGCCCTTATGGAGCTATATTTGCATAATGATGTCGCAGAATTTCAACGTGTACGAGGCTTTTACGCCCAGAGGTTACCTTTAATGGTGTCCCAATTACGTACATGGGCTTTCTGTGAGGCATTCCACTCCGCCCAACAGACTGGTATGCAAAAATATGACCCAGCAGTGGTTCTTGACCATATGTCTGGAGTTGATTTTAAACGTTTTATGCATATGTCTGAGCAGGGCAATAAAGCCCATTTTTATACTGAAATGCTTGGTGTCTCTGGTCCCCATTACAAACCCCAGGAAGGTGACTTTATTGTCTCCAACCAGCCCCTAAAACCAGGGGTTCAGGGTGAATATGTCCCCATTGTTTTTGGGGAGGGGATTGGTGGATTGCCAACAAAGAAATGGGTAGGAGATTTTGGGAAACCATCCCAGCTTAAAAATTCCAAGGGGTATCTCATTACTGGCCTTTTAAGGGAACAGATTGAGGCAGGCAAAAGACTCATATTTATGGGTCCGGCACCTTATGTGGCTAATAATGCCGCCTTAATTTCATTCGGGAGTGCACATAAGATGCTAATTCAAAAGGACGCTCTTGCTCATTATAGGAATGTAATACCTGAGTCTACTTCTGGATTGGAACAATACTTTGACGCTCCTATTCCCCAAGCTAGTGTTGGAACCTTTTATTTTGGGGATGGTGAGACCTATACTGCCCTGTGTGAATATAAGGACGGTAAGGTTCTTCAATATGAAGGACTGCCTACCGCAATTTTGAATCAGGCGGCAAAGGATAGAAAAGTGCCATGTATGGTTGCACGACAATGGAAAAGTAAATTTACCGTGCGCATGGCTTGTGATTCTAATATGTGTCCCCACCATTCTGCAACCTGTGCTAACTTTGAGCTTGCATTTAAGCAATGTTGGCTCAGTAAGTGCAAGTGTGCTGGAAATAATGTTTCCAAGTGGTATGGTACTAAATTTTCTTAGGTATTTCTTATAGAGAATATCCCTCCCTAGCGATCTGGAGTAAAAGGAGCCATTCGGTGTTGAGATAACCGATCTGAAATAACTCAACTTTCTTCTAGAGTGTCATAAAGACTCTATGCGTTCGGTCCCGCAGCGAAATATAGGCCGCTTTGAAATTTTCTTTTGTTTTCCTAGTTTAGGTTTAATTTCTGCAGGGTGTTTAATTTCCGCTTTTATGTGGCGATAATCAAGGTTTGTCCTTTTCCTTGGTTTGCTATGTTGGACACAAAAAGATTTTCTCTTTCTTTTGTATATGATAAAATATTTTCTGCAAAAAGC